AAGAAAATCATCCTAAAAAAGATAATATTGAATATAAAAATTAAATTTTATAGTATAATATAAAATAGGAGTTTTTTTATATGCCTAAATATTTTTTTATGCCTTCAAATTTAGATGCTGTTTTGGATGCAGATTTTTCTGAAGAAGAATATAAGATGGTAGAAAAACAGATTAGGAAGGCCCTAAGAAATATAGGTAAGAACCTATTAAAAAAAACTACTGAAGAATATAATAAATATAATCCTGAGATAGGTAAGAGTTCATTTATTACAGGTAAAGGTTCAAATCAATATCAAGGAAAAATAAAGCTTGGATATTCTCATAAGGAGGCTTCTGATATAGAAGAGGGTACAGAGGTTGAACAAGTTACAGGTGTATATGTTCAAAGGGTAAAAGAGCATAAAAGAAAATTAGGTCAAGGAGGAAAACCTAAAACACGAAAAGCAAGAATGAAACAAGCTATAACATCTAGATTAAGGAAAAAACCTCCACGAGAAACTAAAGTTAAATCTCATAAACGAGAGTATAAAAATAAAAAACTAGTCCAATTAAAATCAGGCGAGTGGAGAATAGTAGGAAAACTTCCAGCAAGGAAGGGTAAAGGATATTTAAAAAAGGCTATAGAAGAATCTTTTGACTCAAATGCTATAGCTAAAGAAATAAAACAAGCTATGGCAGGAATAGCTCAGTAAAGGGAGGATAAATGGACAATCTTAATGTAACCAAAGAACAAGAATTTATAGTGGCTAAACATTCTAGAATGGTAGGTAAAGTATTAGACTTAATAGAAGCAGCTCTTCCAGAAGGAACACAATGTGAGAGTCTAAAAAAGTTAGTACAAGTACCTATATATGATTTTAGAAATGATATTTTACGTTTAACTACTGGTTCTATAGATACAGATGACGATTCTAATTAGGTTTTTTTAATCGTTATAGTATAATATTATAGGGCAAATTATAAAAACGCCCACAAATATAATATAAATCCCAATAGTCGGAGGTGGCTTAGACCAACTGTTCGGAGAAATAAATAAATACGAGGAGGTATTTAAGTATGGCAGATGTAACAGAACGCATCGAGAAACAGATGGAAGGCACGAATCTTGCTTTAGCTGCTGTAGCTGAAGTTTTACAAAAGATGGATGCTAGATTCTCAGTAGATGAAGAATCACAGATTAGAAAGGCAGAGGCTAAAGAAGCTGCTAGTGAACGACTAACTCTTGTAAAAGAGATTGCTTCAGAAGTAGTGGGATTTCTAAAAGCTGACCAAGGTTTGGATGTTGATGGACTCAAGACTCGTAGTGCTGCTAAAGTAAAAGGCACAGGCGATGACAATGAGAAACCAGCAAATGTAAAAAGTAATATTGCTGACCAGCAAGCTACTATTCAAGCTATGAGGAAGCAGGACGAAGAAGAGGAAGAAGAAGAGGAAGCACCATTTCCACCTAAAGGTGGCTACATGAAAAATGTAGAAGAAGACGAAGAAGAAGAAGTAGAGAAAGGAGAAGACGACGAAGAGGATGACGAAGACCTTGATAAAGAAGGTTCTGAAGAGTATCCAGCAGAAGAAGAAGAGCCAGAAGAAGACGAATTAAAATCAATGGCAAAAGAATTACGCAAGATGAAAAAACAAATGCGTCTTCAGAAAGCCACTATGGAGAAAACTATCCAAACCGAAGCAGAAAGTAGACTCCGTAAGATGGGATTCCGGGAAGAGAATAGTTTACAGAGACCTCAAATTCTAGGTGTTGATGGTTCTACCCCAATCGTAAAGAAAGAAAGTGGAGAGACTGTTGACCAACTCATGAATTTGTCTTATAAACAGCTTCGTGACTTACAAGCCCAGATAGAAATGGGTAACACAGATGGAGTTCCTAAAGAACTTATCGGTGGAAACTAAACTAAACAAAAATTATAGAATATAGGAGGAAATAACTATGGCTAATAATCCATCCCTTTCGGAATATTTATCGCAGTCACAACGTGGATTATACCAGTCTGTATTTGGCCCTGAGTACTTAATGAAACAAACGTACTTTACGGTTGACTCTGCTACTGGTATATTTAACACCACTTATGGCCGTAAGGTATGGCAAGCTTTGAACAACCAAACACGTTTCTTCAATGCCATTCCCAGAACAGTCTGGGGTAATACGGCTGGTTGGCGTGTTAGGACAGATAGAGGTTCTGGTCGCTCACGACCTGTAACTGAAACTGGTTCTCTTCCAACAGTCGATATTTCCAACATAGAAACCGTATCGAGTTTACCTCGAATAGTTTCAACCACATTCGGTGCAAGCGTGAAGTCAGTCTTCACGGCACAGCTTGAAGGTGGCGTTGGAGACGTATTGGCATTGGAAAATGAGAATGCCCAGCTTGACCATGTAAAAGAAATCAATGAGGAGCTACTTGCTGGTAGTGCTTATATAGCATCAGCAGGAGCTTCAACTACGTTCACAGTTCCAGCAGCTATTGCCAAGAACTTTAAAATTGGTGATGCAGTATCCACAAATGATGGTGGTACTATGGGACGAACTTCTGGTTCTGTTATCTCAGCAGTCAACACTTCTTCTGGTGTAGTCACTATGGCTACAGGTACAGCAGTTGCTGATGGCGACTTGATGACAATTTATAGCAGAGCTGGTATCACGTCAATTGACGATGTTGTAGCAGAAGATGCTATGACAGTTGGTGGAGCTTCTAACGGTGCTGAAGTAAGAGCTTATGACCTTACTCAGTCTGGAAGAACTGCTGGCGATTGGAATGCTGCTGCTTATGTATCATATAATAGTGGTACAGGCAGAGACTTATCTCTAACTTTGTTAGATACAGCAATCCAGAAAATTAGGGAAAATGGTGGCGAACCAAAACTAATCTTACTTGGACATGACCAGTACTTTAAGTTGGAGAGGATTCTAAACTCCCAGCAAAGGTATATGGGACAGGAAGAGTATCAGGTTGGAGTAGGTTCAGAACGAACTTTCCCGGGTACACGAACAGGTCTAGTACTAGCTACTTATCAGGGTATACCAATACTTCCTGATGCCGATGTGGCAAAGTCAGTTGCTAGTGATGATTCAGTCTTGGGTTCTCATGTATATGTTCTCGACACAGACTACATTGAAATGGCAGTTGCTCAACCTACTCAGTATGTTGAGAACCGTGACTACTTTGCAGCTAACGCTCTAGTAGTTAGGGGATTGCTCTATACAATGGGTGAGATGAGAGTTAAAAACATATTCACTCAGGCCAAGATAGCTGACCTATCTACCTAAACGGCTTGCTTTCAGTAGGGGTGGGGAAAAATCTTCACCCCTACACTTTTAAAAATTTGTACATATAATGGAGGAATTATTATGGCACTAACATTATCGACTCCCGGAAATGCTCCAGATGTTGCAGGAGTACCGGGAAATTTAAAGTATGTTATTAAGAGAGTTCTATTCGATAGCTCTTATGCATCTGGTGGAGAATCATTAACAGCAACAGACCTCGGACTAGAGTCTATACATATAGTGTTAGCTCATGGTGAGGACTCTGGATATGTACCACAGTATGATTATACTAATAGTAAATTAGCTGTTTATGAGGCTGGGGCTGATGGAGCTGCATTAGATGAGGTAGCTTCAACTACTGACCTATCAGCTTTCTACGCTAGAATTATAGCATACGGACGATAACTAAACTTAACTGAGTATCTGTATAACTATGGTAAATACAACTCGTAATGAAATAGATTTAGCTGTTTATATGGAACGGTTAGATACTTATATAGATACTCAGAGTAGGTTAAACATTACTTTATGTAAGGGTTTGGAAAAAGTAAATGACGAATTAGACGAGTTAAAACATTGGCGAACTAAATTTTATGGGGCCAAATCTTTAGCTCTATTAACAGGAATACTCTTTGGTCATGCAGCAATTGTAATGGCTTCAGTAGTGGGACTGGTAAAACTATTTCAAGATTAGGAGATTATAAATATGGCTAACGAAAGACATACTGATGCAAGAGGCTGGGAAATAGATTTTTCAACCAGACAATCTGTCCATCCTTATACAAGATACTATCCGTTTAGAGTTGCGACTTCTACTACAGCATCCAACATATTATCTATTGATAGGGGCGAAACAGCCACTAATTGGGTAACTAATCCTAGAGTTGAGGCATCAGATGTAACTATGTTTACAGCTTCTGGTTCAGCTATAGCTAGAGATACTGGACAGCAATCAGTTGGAACAGCTTCACTTCTGGTTAATCCAGATAACTCAGATGCAGACGAAGGATTCTATTGGACTTCTCCTACAATACCTTTCAGCGTTAATCCTCAACATCTATCGGTTAATGTAGAACATAGAGGAGCTTCAGCATCTGGAGCCGTTACTCTTGAGATTATGGATTCCGATGGTGCTATACTTGCTACATCTGGTACAGATGACTTAGCAGCCTCATGGAGGAGATTAACTGCTCAGTATACTATAGCTGGAAGTACAGCAGCAGCAACATACAGATTATCTGTAACTACTACAGCCCAACATAATATTAACTTCTATGTTGATAAGATTATGTTTGAGGTACGAGAAGACACTACAGCAGTATCTACATATGTGGATGGTGCTAGTGGAATTAACTATGAATGGACTGGAACTGCTAATGCTTCCACTTCAATTAAAAAGCCAGCCTTGGCTCAAATTAAAGGTATTAAGATAACTAATGAGTCTACAACATCTGGAGATATACTTTATCTAGCCTTTGATACTACAGCCTCATCTTCAACTGGAATACCTATACTACCCGGAGTTGCCACTTCAAGCCAAGGAGTGTTTGAAACAAATTGGCCTCTAGGATTTACTTCTAATGTTTCTATAGTAGCAGCCCAAAATACTCCTACAGTTAGTGGAGTTATCTGGGGCACACATTACGTTTAGGGGGAAATATGATTACAACCCCAACTGATTGGAACAAAGAATTATATTCATGGAACTCAGATGATGCCGAGATAGTCCTTCTTGAAAAGGCAGAACAGTCTGGAAGAACTACCATGGAAGATATAGCAGATGCTTTGGATGAGTATAAAAGACTTTGGCAAGCTGGTATAGCTTCAAAAGGTGAAACTATGACCCTAGCTCGTGCCTTCCCTGATGCTCCTGAATATACAGAAGCTGTTGGAACCTTTGGAGATACAGAACCTTTAATAGTAGGTGGCCCTGCATCTGTGGAATTGATTGACCGTGAAGGTCATATGATTACTACCAACGCTTTACAGAGAGCCTTTAAAAGATATATGGCAAACTTCCGTACTAGGAATGCTATGGTACTTCATTCAGATGTTCAGGTTGGTTGGGCATTACCAGCTTATATAAATAAATCTGGACAGATATTTAAGAGTGGAGTAGATACCAAAGGTTTATATTTTATATGTGAAATAAGAGATGATACTAAAATTGCTGGAAGAGTTCAGGAACAAATAAATCAAGGCAAGCTTAAAAGTTATTCTATAGCTGGCTCTGCTACAAAGACTCAGAATATGCAGAAAGGTTTGATGCCATACATGCAAGTAGATGAAATGGAACTAGCCGAAGTAACTGTATGTGAGAAAGGAGTTAATCAAGGAGCAGGGTTTGATTTGTTAAAGAGTACTTATAAACCTACTGACTCTTGTATTGATGGTAGCTGTTTAATTAAATTAGAAAAACGAGAAGAAGAATTACATGACCCTATAAATTTGGAGGTGGAACTTATGGAAAAAGAAAATGGAGATATAGATTTCGTAAAATCTTTTGAGAGCTGGAGGAAGATACAGAAGTCTGAGGATTGCCCATGTAATGAATTTGGTCATGATTCTATAGAAACTTTTACAGATATATTAGCTAAAGCCAAAGACCCCCTGCATGATAAGTCTTTTACTACCTTACAGAATTTTGAGGGTCGTACTGAAGAGCATCATCAATTACTTAGAGAGTATGGATTCCCTTCAGAACAACCAGCCGAAGGTTCTAGGTATACTCCTGTAGTTGAAGTAGATACTAATGATTGGGGGATACCTATAAACAATCGTCCACCATGGATTGTTAACGAAGCTGGTGAATCTTTAGGAGATAGATTAGACGAGGACTCTCCTGATTATTCTAAGTCAGCCCAAGCTAAAGCTAAAGAGGCTGCCGAAAGAGCAGGACATCCTTGGTACTCAGCAGAGATTCCTGTGACTAAACAGTTCTTTAACTACATGGATGATGTTACTGGAGTAGAAGTACCTGCTGATTTTCAACGACAAGCATACAGTCAACCTTATGATGGAGAAAAAAATCTACCTATTACTAGTTGGTTAAAAGATACTAGTACAGATGATGAAGAGAAACCTGCTCATCAATTTGAGAAGTCTTGTGGATGTGAAACATGTTTTCAAAAGTTAACTGATTACAGAGGAACATTCCAAAAGACTGTTGAGAATCCTTTTGCTGTAGCAACAGCACAAGCAAAGGAGAAAGGGCATGAAGATTTCTCAGAAGGAAGCAAGGGAGACAAATTAAAAGATAAGATTGCAGAGGCATTAAAAAGATAAGGAGGATAGGTTATGAACTGGATAGGAAAGTTAAGACCTCAGATATTTTTAGCCATATTAGTTCTAGGTATATTAGCTGGAGTCGGAGCCATGCAAGGACTACCAGAAATCGCCACCGGAACTATAGGGGGCATTATTGCATTAGGGATGAAGGTACTTGAGAATGAGTAATGAACTCATAGAGATTGCTTGTACATGTTTGGAATCAGGAGAGTGTTCTTGTGATTATTCTGAAACAGCTTGCAGGTGTGAATGTGAATGTGTCAATTGCGAACCAACAGAGTTTGAGAATGTAGCTGATGGTTGCTCCTGTGAGGAATGTACTTGTGGGGCGTAAGAGCTCTAGAATCGACATAGAGCCCTGTTTCTTTACTAACTAGTAACAACACTCATCGTAAGCTTTTACATGGTAGCTATTGAATGATGTTAGTAAAGCTTTATATTCAAGTTCTCCTATATACTTTTTTACTATCTTTAGATAAGTAGCACAAAAATTTATTCCATGATGGTCTGCATTATCAGAGTTATAGTTTATTACATGAGCCATCTCATGACAGATGAATGGAATACTCTTAGCTGTTGGAAAGGGAAGGACTATAGTATCCTTAGTAGCATAAGCTATTGGAACTCCTCCAGTATCTCCTACTTCAATCTTAGGGGGACGTACCCCAGCCCAATTGGAAATATCAATAATCAATGCTTTAGTTTCTTCTGACGTTAATATCTTAGGACTGTCCCAAAACTCACATTGCTCTTCAGCTTGGTACACTCTCTGTCTTTGATAATCTTTTATATGTAGATTTGGTATGTTACCCACATATCCTTTACTTACTACTACCGAGGTTTTCATGTTCTCTACTCATTCTAATCCTTATTTTTTCCGAATACGCTTCCAGTTATTATCGCTCCAAATGATAAATGAAACAATC